GGTCGATCCCGGTCAGGCGCACGGCGGTACTTTCTACTTTCTGAGCTTCTGCCATCACTGCACCTGCTGCATCGCATTGATCCGTTGCGCATGCTCCAGGGATTCCCGGAGCGTATCCAAAGGCCTGGCCAGCATCTGTTCGGGGTCAACCTTCCAGAACCAGGCCAGGTCGTAGGCCACCGCAATCAGCTCGGCGACGGAGCCTGCGCCGCACTCATGAAAAAACCGGCGACGGCCCAGCTCAGCGCGTTGAAGTCCACCAGGTCGAGCTGGTTGACCGACGACGGCGGAATGCCCGCGCACACTGCGATGTACTTGGCGGCCACGTCGAGGTCGAGACTCACGTCTTCACCCTTGTCGATCTTGTACGGCAGCGCCTTGATCGCCCGTACCTCCTGCACCGTCGGGCGGCGCAGGGTGAGTTCGGTCAGTGGCTCGCCGTGGGCCTCGATGGCCACTTGCAGCTTCACCGTGTCGGTCATTGCCAGGTCCCCTTGATGCCTTCGAATTTCAGCTCGATCACGGCGTCGTCGCCCTTGGCCACTGGCTCTTCCACCAGGTAGGCACCGGCCAGCACGTAGACCTTACCGTTGTTGAATTCGCAGGTGACGGTCATGTCGGTGCCGGCGATCAGTTGCTTCAATGGAAAATCCGGCGTGTGCAGCGCGGTAACCTTGAAGGACGGGGTGATGTCGGTTTCCTTGTAGAAACCCGGCACCACGGTTTCCCGCTTGACGGCCATCAACGGTGCTTCGCAGCCGCCGTTGATGGTCAGTTGAGCGCCGTCCACTTTGACGTAGCAGGTGCCCGCAATCAGTTGACCCATGATGTTTCTCCCAAAAATAAGCCCGCACTCGGCGGGCTGGAATCAGTTGCGAAAAGCGCGGGGCTTACACCGCCGCGTCGTACTGCAAACGGAACTGGTTGAGCAGCGCAAACACCCGCAGCCCGTTGACGTAATCCGGCGGGAACAGCACGTTGACCCGGCTCGGGTCCTGGCTGTCGCGCTCGACGATCAGGTGCTCGGCGAACAGCTCGGCGTTCTCCACATGACCTTCCAGTTCCAGCTTGGCGTACTGGGCAATCAGCTCACCGCGGATAGTGCTCGGGGTGACGATCGGCTGGCCGGCGCCAAAACGCGTGCCGTCAGCGGCGAGTTTGTGGCGCCCGTACTTGCTGGTGATCACGCTTTGCAGACGGCGCACGATAAAGGCCGACTGGTGCAGGGTTTCGCTGTCCAGGTAGGAGTTGTCCGCCTGGCCAAACGCGTTTTTCTGGTAGGTGGTGATCGCCCGCTGAATGCGTACATAGCCACCTTCGTAGTAAGCGGTGGCGATGCCGTAGTTGAGCAGCGATTGGCGCTCGGTCAGGGTGAAGCGCTCGCTGGCGTCCGCCGGGTCGAGGCCTGGCAGGCTGCCGCTTTGGGTCGGACGGCTGGCATCGGCGGAGATAAACACCGCCGTGCGTGCGGCCAAGGCGGCTGCCTGGATCCAGAACGGTTGCGGTACGCCCGGCTCCATGGCCTGAATGGTCACGTGCTGGTCGTTACGCCCTTGCCCGGCAGCCACCAGGGTGCCGATGGTGCCACGCTTGGCGGTGTAGACATGACCGAACAGTTGCTTGGCCCAGGACCAGCGGCCGCTGTTGTCATCCATCACCGCTTGCCAGGCGTTGAGGCTGGTGGTGTCGGCCCACGGCATGCAGATGAACTCGAACGGCTCATCGCCCAGCGCAGCCAGCGCCGCGAGTTGGTCAGGTACACCGGCACCCGCGGCCATTTTGCCGAGCACGGCGGTCAGGCCGTCGGGGATTTGTTCACCGTTGCTCTGGCCCAGGCGGTTGAGTTGCAGGCTGATGTCGTTGCCGCTGTCACCGGTCCATTTGGCGGTCAGGGTGACCGTGCCATCGGCGGCCACCGCACTGACCGGCAGGTCGGCGCTGGCGTTGATTTTCAGCGCCAGGGCGGTGGCGGCCACGGCAGCGGTCGCGCCATTGATCACGGTCGCTTGAACGCGGGTGCCGCCAACGTACAGGCTGAGAATGCCACCTTGGGTCGCGGCGCCGGTCAGCTTGAGCTCGGCCTTGGCCGCGCTGCCTTCGGTACTGTGCAGCGGCAGGCACCAGATCTCGCCCACCGGGTCACTCTTGCGGAACGTCTCGTACATCGATGCCAGCATCGAACCCTGGCCACCGATACGTTTGGCCATGGCCGCGCTCGACACCAGCACCAAGCTGCCGATTTCCGGGCTGGCGACGTTGTCGTTGACCTGGGCCACGATCAATCGGCGCAAGGCGGACGACGCACTATTGGCTGCCGAATTGTCCATCTCGGCGTAGAACAGCGGCACACGAATGTCCGCCGGAATATGACTGAATCCAATCGCCATTATTTGGCTCCCTGTGGTTTTGCCGCCTTGACGGCTTTGGTTGTGATGTCGCCATCGGCCAGACGTCGACGCCACCAAGCGTTGTCCGGGACTTCGCGGCCTTCGGCGGGCAACAGATCGCCCGCCTCCGGGTCAGGTACGGCACGGCCGGAAACCGGCAGTACGGTGATGCGTTTGCTCATGGTTTTACCTCGGCAGAAAACGTCATTTCCAGGCGCCCGTCGGGGCCTGGGCGTTGCAGATTGGGGTCAGCCGGGTCGATGGCATCGACCCGCACCGTCACCCCGTTGAAGGACGGCAGAGCGTCCAACTCAAGCTCGAGCCAGGTTTCCGCTGGCTGTGTGCTGAGGTTGCGTCCCAGTTGGAACTCGGCGAAAAAGCGCAGCCGGTAGAGCCCGCGGGTCTTCGTCAGCAGCAGCCAGTCGCCGCCTTCGTACTGAATGGGCTCGTAGAAGCGCTCGGGCTTGAATCCCACCAGGGCGCGCCAGACTTCGGCGCGCAGGGCCTGGAGTTGGTCCATGGCTAGGGCTTGTTGGCCGTCCACCAGGTCGAGTACCAACACCACGCCAAAATGCTCGCGGATAGTTTGCCGGGTGGTGTTTTGCGAACTGTTCGCGGTGGCTGCGTCAGTGATCGGCGTAACGACCGCAGCGGGTGCACCGAGCAGGGTTTGCAGCGCATCGAGATCGAGGCCAGCGTGCACCTGTTGGTTGAAACCGGGGCAGTGATCACGCAGGTGAATCAGTAACGGGGTGATCTTCATAGGGTTCACCGGGCAATAAAAAACCCGCTCGGGAGCGGGCTTGGTTAAAGGGGGAGCGGCTAGACCGTCAAGCCACTGGCGACAATCGAACTGCGATAGCCCGCCTTCGGCACCCCGGTATGCGTCACCGTTTTGATCGACCATCGCCCTTGCATGTACGTCGGCCAGGTTTCGTCCAGCAGCAAAAGACCTTCGGCTGCCAGCAACGGGTTACCTGGGCAATCAATGGTTAGCGTTCGTCCTTTAAGGCTGGCCCGGCCCAACTCGCGCTGCGCCACCACCCGGGCTTCATTTTCGCTCTGATAGCGCTGGCGCAGGACGGTAAACGGGGCAACCCCGACCTGAACCACCCGCAGCTTGCCTGCCGCGGCATCCCACCAACTGGTTTGGCAACCTGCGTATTTAGCGCGGGCTTTTTCCTCAAACTTGGCGCTGATAAATGCCTGCTCCCCGGGGCGGTTGTTCTGGGTCACGGAGAGCTTTACCTCGGGCAGCATCTGGCCAGAAAGCGTTTTGACCTGCCCGCTGTCAGCCAGTACATACAGCTCGTTGAAGGGCTTGCTGACCCCACCGTACTTCCCGGCAAGCCGGGTGATAAAGGCCATGTCGCTTTCATTGGACTGATCGATATGGGGAATGAAAATACCCTCCAGGCTCGGCGCAACACGGGGTGAAAAGCCGTGGCGGGTCACCAGTTGGCGGAACAGCGCCCCCAGGGTAGTCGGCCCGTAACTGGCGGAACGACGCTGCCGATAGCCGGTTTGATCCTGCACACTGAACGGAGCTGCGGTGGCTCCCACCACCAGACGCATGGGAAACAGGAACGGCGTTAGATGGGTAACCACAAACTCGCCCTTTTCCACCAGCCCCGTCTCCAGGTAGCCCGCCCGAAAACCGATCTTCCCGCTCAGGCTCGGCAAGCCTTCCAGGCCTTCGATGTTGAGGGTGAGTTCCAATTGGTCAGATTCAATACCTGTGGTATCCGTATGGCTCCACTGCATGATTCGCTCGTTGAGCAGGGCCGCGTTGGCGCCGTAGAACTCGACGATCGGGGTAAATCCCATTGCCATGAAACCTCCTTAATCCCAGGCCGACACCGGACGCACCGCTGCCGGTCGCGACTCCACTTCGGGCACGATTACCCAAACACCCGCCGGCAAGACCGGGCCTTGCTCGGCAAGATCGGGGTTCAAGCGCCAGAGGTTTTCTTCAGCCTTGTCATCGCAGCGGCCAAGCTCGCGGTAGAGCAGCAGGTTGACCGAGTCACCGGCAATACTTCGTACTCTACGCATTGACGAACTCCTCCAGCACCAGTGTCCAGCCGATCACCAGAGCGGTGCCGTCATCGATCACACAGGACTGATCTTCCGTGACCGAGGTGATGCGCCACAGTCCCCAGTTACGACCGATACCGTCCACCAATGGCAACGGCGCCCGACCGTTCTGCAGGGCGCGCAGCTCGTCCAGTCGTTGCATACCCACGGCGTACGCGGCTTTACCTGTGAACGTGAGTTTTTCCAGGTTTTGCCCTTTCTGCCGCGACTGCGGCTTGCTGGCAATAATCTCCAGATTCGCCCAGCCACCGTCCGTGAGACGGTTGAGACCGGAATAGGCAAACCCGCGCGACAACCCGAAAATAAAATCCCCCAGTACCATTTGCTGTCGCATCAGGCATATCCCCTTAAATCAGTCAGCGATGCGTTACGCCGCACGCTCAA